CACTTGTGCCTTCATCTAACCCAACTGCAAGGTATCTAAAAGCATCAGAAGCATGGGAACACCAATCGTGTATAGGCTTATCAAAAAATACATCTCTTTTATCATCGTAAGTTCTACGATAGTTTTGCAGAGCATCTAAGCCTTGTTTTGTTTTTACATCAAACCAGCATCTAGGTAACAACCGTCTTACCGCCTGTATACCATCATCAACTGCTAGTTTAGCTACTACTGTTATTGCTAATCCTGACTCTTCTAACATCTCCTTACGAGATTTACCTGTTCCTAACTCTCTTACTTGTACATCGTGTGGTAATAAGTGTTCGGCATGTGTGTAACCGTTATCCCTGATCCAGTTAACATAGTAATCAAGACCTACACCGTGATTCTCTACAAAGTCTATAAGATGTATCTCTTTACCAACAACCTGAGCTACCCAGATCGCTGTTGAATCACCCATACCTAAGTCCCAGCCAGTGAATGTCTTAGCAATGTTATCGTGCTGAACATTACCTACCTGACCTTTTATGTATAAGTCGTTTATTAATGTTCCGTAGTAAGCACCTTCAACTGGTGCAGCAAATGAACACTCAAACTCTTGTAAGAATTTAGATTCGCCCATTGCTTTGAATGCAGCATCTAACTCTTCTTGGTCTAATATCTTTGTTTCACTAGCTTTAAACTCTAATAAGTTCCAGCCATCATCTTTCTTTTCAGCTTTATCTCTTAATGTTTTAAAGTGGTTAGCACCTTTAGGTGTACCAATAAACATTGCCCAACCTTTTCGGTCAGCCAGAGCTGGTCGTATTACTTCTGTGAATAGATTAGGATTAACATCACCAATCTCGTCAATCACTACACCATCAAGATAGATGCCACGCAAAGAATCGACATTATCAGCACCGTATAAAGATATACGCCTATCATGAAAATCAACTCTAAGTTCTGCAATATTAGCTTTAGCATCTAATGGTCTCGTATATTCTGTCAGATAATCCCATGCCACTCGTTTTGCTTGATTGTATGTAGGTGCAATGTAAGCAAATCTAGGCTTAGGTTTGTCACATCTTAATGCACTATGTATTAACTGATTGATAGCACTCACCGTTTTACCCATCCTGCGATGAGCAACGACTACATTAAATCTAGTATTTTTAACTGCTTTGTGAATTAAAGTTTGCGGACCTCTTGGTTCGTAACCTATTTCAATATCTATTTCTTCCATGACTTTCCAGAGTATGACTGAAGTAAGTCATTGATTTTAGGTTGTTCGTAAGATGGCAAATTGTTAAATATAAACAATATCGCATCTACATTGCCACGATAAGCATCTCTATAAAATTGTTTAATAATGTTATGAGTTAATCTGGTATCTGATTTATCAATAGTGTTTAAAAAATCATATGGATTTTTATAATCTATTTTAAAAAACTGTCTGCCTTTGTTACCGTTATCAACTTTATTATAAAGATTATCTATACCAATTTGCTCAATTAAAAATGATTCTAATTCTAATGCTGTTGCTTCATATAAATTATCATCTATAATTTTGACAATATATTCTTCGCCATAATCTCGTTTGGTATATGCTCTGTCTCCAGTTCCTTTACCAATATATATAGGCTTATTGTCTTTATTGTAGTGAGCGTATGTATAAAATAACATTAGTCTTCTATACCAGTATTCACTTTAATTATAACTGGACTTTCAGAGTCACCTTTTAATTCTTGTACGGCTCTTCCATCTAGTCTGTCACCAAGCTCTTTAATTGCTGTCATGTCTCCCTCTGATGCTTTTGTATATAAAGCATGAGCAATTTCATGTAACCGTTTGTAATCTTCCTGAACGGCTAATTTACGAATAATATCACCCCATATTCTATTTTTTTTACTAGAATGGGTATTTCCCTTATTCTTCTCAGCAGCTTTTTTACGAGCTTCTTCCAGTTGTTTTTTTTGTGATTCGCTTCTTTCCATTTGTAACTCCATTATGGGTCATTACTTGTTTAAGTTGTTCCATTCTTTCTAATCTATCTTCCTTAGTCATATATAACCACTGAGCTAAGTCATCGTAGTCTCTATAACAAGACTCACATCTATATTGTCCATTAACTTTCTCCATACGGCAAATACCATTACATGGACTATCTTCTAACACTTCCATCTTTTCCTTGCAGCCTTACCTCTTTCACCTGTCCAACCTGCTGATCTAGCACAGAATGACTTCCTTCTCTTTGCATCCTTAGATCCTGCTTTCACTTTACCAGTGACTGGTGCTTTTAGCTTACTTCCTGTTGCTTTATTATATTTAGCTCTACCTTTGGCTGTTAGCCCACCGCCTCGACTTGCTGGTAACTTTTCACCTCGACCAACTGACAGATTAACTTTTTTCTTTTTAACTGCCATTATGCCCACTCCGCTCGTTGGATTCTAATACATCCTATGTTGATAAGAAAATAGTCTACAGGATCACCATCAACCTCACCTTCGTAGGCTTCAAATCCAAAATTAAATCCTAAGTATATATGCCAGCTCCACATTAGATACAATCACCCACGCTTTTTAGTAGTTCGCTTAGTTTTTTTCTTTGTTGTGTTTTTTGCTGTTTTTGCTGCGTTTTTGAAGTCTTTGGCTGTTGGTCTTTTTGGGTCATTTTTTCCACGCATTTTTTCCCCTGAACCTGCTTTGATTCTGTCTCGTTTTTTGCGGATGTTGTCATATAAAGACATTACTGCATTCCAAGTCTTCTAAGTAACGCACCTAGATTTAATCTGCTTTGATCAATGATTTGGTTACCACTGTTAACCATATTTTGTTCAATCATTCTCATGCCTTGGTTTGTAGTAACTCCACCGAGATTGTTTCCACTAGGAATCGTTTGCATACTTCCTTGTATTGCAGGAGCACTTGCAGGATTAGCACCTAATAAACTTTGTGGCATCATTTCATACTCGCCTAAGTATTGTCCAGTCTTAGGGTCTACAACAGAGTTAGGTGTTCTCATATTTCTGAACTGGTATTCTGGATCATTGAATATGCCAGCATCTGCATCATTACCCATGATAGATAATAAATAAGCTTGTTCTTCTGGAGTCATTATTACTTCCCTTTCTTTCCGTAGCCTTTTCTGCCTTTTGATTTACATTTGCCTGCCATGATTGATTCCTATATTTAGGTATAAAAAAAGGCCCACCGAAATGAGCCTTACAAAGGAGGATAGAGGGAGTAAATTGGGCGTACTTCCCCCTACCCCATTATTATATCAAATAATTAGGTGTCTTCCGATACCCAGACCACAATATTTAGTATGTTTTTAACTTTTTTTAATTAATTTAATCTAATAGTGTCCAATATGTTGACAATAATATCAAAATAGACAATAATATCTTTACTAACTTAATTATATGGAGATTGACATGGTAGATATTAAAAAACATAGTTTCAAAGTAGGTGATGATGTTTCATCAGGTTGGAATGGTGATTGCAGACATATTGGTAAAGTTGCTCGCATTACTAAAAACTTTTTGTTTGTTGATAATGGTGAAAAGTTTAGCTTAAGTGTTGAAGATATATGGCAACCAGTTGGTGACGGATCATGGGCTGATATACCAAGCGAGATGTTCCGTAATACTCATAGTAAGTCATGGGTATTAGTAAAAGGAATTTTTAACGAATATAACCTAGAGCGATAAGTTCTAGGTTTAACAAAGGAGAAAAATAATGAGTACAGAAATTAAAAATATTTTAGATAATGTAGATAAAGAAGTGCAAGATGTTCTGGATCAAAAGCATAAGTGTGAAGGTTTATATGCAGAAATTATGATTAATAAAAAAAAGCTAGAAGCACTTGCTGAGGTGTACAATAAAGAATTAGCAAAGTATAAAAAAATGCTTGCTAAATGAAGGGAGGATCTTATAGAAATCTCCATACAGGGCTGCTTCGGTAGCCCTTTTTTATATCTGTACCCTAGCTTCTACCATGCTTTGTAACTTATCCAGACCTATTTGTAACTTCATCTCATAGTACATTGGCTTCTTAGTTCCTATGTATCTGGCCCAGATTGCATTAACCTCTTCGCTTCCTAAAGAATCAATGCATGAGTTTATAGTTCTAACTATCTCAGAATCTGCCTCTTCAATCATATCGTCAAAGCTTGTGGATGATGCTCCAGCCATACCAATACTTCTTTGAGGAAAGCCAAGCTTATGATCTTCAGACTTCATCCATCTAGCCCAATTTTGCATATACTCTAAAAATAAATCTTTATGCATGATTACTCCCAGTTTACTGAATCGTAATAGCTGCTACCATAAGTTATGGATTGTTTAGATCCGCTAGACTTACTAGTTCCATCATGAACTGTTCTAACAATCCTATTCTTTACCGTAAATTTGTTTTCAACTTCCTGAACTGAAGGGTAAAGCATTTCAGCCAATAAACATTCATTGTAGCTTTTATATAAATAATGGCCATCTCTTCTTTGTTTAGTATTTATAATTAAATCTTGATCTCTAAGAACCTGCATTAAGTTGCTCATGTATTTTTCACTAATGCCTGTTGCTTTTGATATCTCAAGAATAGTCATGTTTTCTCTGTCCAGTTGATCTAAGATCATATCTATAACTTGTTTTCTTTTATACTTTTGACCGTTTACTATATAGTCATAATTATAGTTATCGTATTTATTTTTAGCTGACATCAGTTTCTTTTACCTCCCAGCGGTTAGACTTATTTTTAAACCAACCATGAACTAATAATGTCCAGTTGGCTTTCCTTAAATTGTTAACATGAGCGTTCTCGGAAATTTTTTTGATTCGAGCTGACATATTCGATTTGGAAGTAACCTGTATGGCAACGGTTTCTCCATCTTTAACTGCCAATATATCCCATGCTCCAAAAAGATCCCTACGAGTACGACTAAAAGGTATCCAGACCTCAACGACCTGTACGGTCTCATACCCTTCACTTTTTAGTTTTCTCAGGCTTAACTGAGTCGGTGACATCCCTGCCATTTTCTTTTTCCTTTTGTGTTTTAGCGAATGTAGTATTTTCCCAGAATGGATTAGATTCTATTTTTTTTACATCTTCTAATCGCCTGCTACTCCCCTTTCCCATAATGCACTTCCTTTTTAATAATTGTTGGTGGTAAATTAATATAGTCTTCGTGAAGACAGATTGTGTACGGAGCATCATAATAATACTCTTGGACATAATTGTTTGCTATTGCACAATTTTGGAAGTGGCCTATGTATTTAGGATCTTCCATTGTTAAGTAAACTACTAGGCAATACTCTAGCATTTCAACCTCCCAGTCTCAATTAAATATTGCATGGTGTTTATGTAAGCCTGATCCCAAAGTTCTCTTCGTTCCTCTTTCGATAAGTCTTTACCATTATCTAACTCAAAGTGACATATATGACATAATGCTGCTACAAGGGCGTCACTCTGCTTCATTCCCATTCCCTTGCCTTGATTTCTATGAGCCGCACAAACTGTACCGTCCATTGCACCACAATGCATACAAGGCAATTCTCTAAGTAATACTAATAACTTCTTAGAGCGATACATCTTTTATATCTGGTAATCTACATCCGTACTCAGATGCAAAAAATTTTACCTGTTTTACATAGTCATTAAATTCTTGAGTATTTAAAGTTGATGTTCTAGTTATGACAATTACTTTCTCATTCTTAATTGTTTTCTCTTCCCTTAAATATCTGTAAGTTAATAACTCATGCAATTCTTCTGGATCATACCCTAAATGATCTCCGAGAATTCTGTATAAATGCCAGAGATATTTATTTTGATCTATTGATCTATTGTACTTACCTTCTTTAATCTCGATCTTCCACATCTTACTAAAGTCTAATCCTTGTAGTTTTTGAACCAGACTATTTAGATTGTGTTTTGTTAGACTGAATCTCATAGTCATCCCATCCTTTCGATTTAAATACTATACCATCTTTAGATGTGGCTTTGTATACCGCATCTGGAAAACTTTTTTTAATCATTTTTATAAATTCATTAACACTCATACTGGCACCTCCTGATAAGTTAAACTATGTTTATTAAAATAAAAACCAAACTTGCCTTCAAATGGGTAATTTCTTTGCTTCTGAATATAAACCATAGCATCTGGTATTGACCGTAATTCATCTTCAGTCTTTTCTCCGTCCATTGCCCATTTTTCTTTCAGCTTATTTCTATAAACCATAAGAATATTATCAGTAAGATTTCTAATGTTACTTGATCCGTAAATAGCTTGAGCATCTGGTGCTTGTAATTCGTCAGCTACTTTTCTTAAGTGAGCTACTAAAAAAATATGTATATCTAATGCCTTGCACAAAACAGATAGTTTATTGATAAATTTTTTCTGCTCATTATAGCCTTGATCAGATTCTCCAACATCACTTATAGTCATCAAAGAATCAATTACAGCAAATTTACAATCCAACACTTCTTTAGCGTAAATGAGACTAGCAAAAATATCTGCAGAGGTTGTCTCTTGCTGCTGATCGTAAATATAAATCTGTTCCTTTTTCTCATTGCAATAATCCCTAATAAATTTTTCAGTTGGTGGTGCTCCTGTAGAGTTTCGACCAAGATCAATCTTACATAATCTGGCAAGAGTTATCTCTGGCCTCATTTCCATTGACATAACCAAACATTTTGAATCTTTAGATAATTGATTTATCCATTGCATTAACATCTGAGTTTTTCCATGAGATGAGATTCCAGTAACTAATGTCAGTTCGGCTGGTCTTGCCACAAAACCTTCATTCATTTTTGGAAGACCTAAACTTTTACCAGAGTTCATTTCTTTGTAGTAATAATCTACTACAGCATCAGCAAAGCTAGATGTATCTTTAATTAAAAAATCTTCTACATATTCACTTTCATATCCATGTACCTCTTCTTTTGTAATGGTTAGTTGATCCATTACCTCTCCGACTGTTTTCATTTAGCACCCTCCCAATCATATTTAACTTTAGATTTAGATTTAGTAATTGGATCTAAGTACATTTTTTGATTTAAATATGTTCTTGGATGTTTCTTAAATCCATCTTTAACATCTTTAGAATCATTGTAATGTTTTATATGCGACAATATTTTATCTAAATCTTTTTGGCATTTATGTTTTTGCCAAACTTTGTAGGCATCAACTATACCAACTTTATAATCATAAGCATCCCAAAACTTTTGAAAATTTGTATCTGTCAAATAATCCTTTTTCTGCTTACTCTTTTCTTCTTCTTCTTCTTCTTCTTTTTCTTCTTCTGGTATAGGCATTGTATATACACTGTATATACCATCTTCAATCCAATGACTTAATTCCTCTATAGCCCTTTCTAGATCTTCCTCTGATCGTCTTAACCTAAAAGCAATAGTTTCCATATCTGGTAAGTTTCCATGGTTTTGTGAAGAAAGACAAAGTAGTTCAATATATATTGCTTTACTTGTGTCAGATAACTTAAACCAATCAATATCATTAAGTATATCTCCACCATATAATTTCAACCATGTCATTTGTTTTTTATATTTACTGTGCATAGGCTTATAGTGTTGGAATTTGTCCCAATTTCTAATTCTCAAAATAAACACTCCTCAATTTTAGTTAAATCAATCTTAATTTTTTGCACCTTGTAATCAGGTTTATTGTATATATATTCCTTGGCATCTCTATAGCTATAGAATCTGCGAAGAGAAAAACCTTCCCGATCAACTATTTCGTGACTAAACGCTTGTAGTCTGTAGATAGTATTCAAGTTGCATTGCCCTATGTTTTGGTAACTCGCCTTCGCTGGCCCAATTGTATATGGTTTGTCTGGATACATCTAAAGCTCGCGCCATTGCACTAATGTTTCCATCAAACCTATTTATTGCTTCTTGGTAATTCATGTTGTCTCCAAATAAGTTAAAAAAGTTTTTACCTTTTGAGAATTTATCAGTTTATAGATGTAGAGTCAACTAATTTTATATACAAAATAATTTTACACAAAAATAAAATATAGTGTATAGTCGTATATGTAACATTTATTTTAACAAAGGAGAAATTTATGGAACAAGTAATATTTAACACAGAAATCACAGTAGAAGACAAATATCGTGAGTTTGATTTGGGCATCCAAGTGTTTGCAAACATATCAGAAATAAAAGAAATAGGTTATCCTACCGAACTTATTGTTGACTTAGAAGATGTAGAAGTTGACGATCAAAGTGATATCACACCATTCTCAAATGGGTTAAGTGTATTATCAAGACTTGACAGCGATACTATTGAGTATCTTAAAGATGAAGCTGTAAGGAGATCAGTATGAACCAAAAAGAAAAATTTGAATATATCACTTGGGAGATCCAGTCACTTACTAACGAGTTAATAGAGCTTGGTGCTAGAATGGATGACCGAGAAAGACAACAACAAGAACAAGAAGAACTGGAGCAAAACGATGGCCGCTAAGAAAAAAATAGATGATAGAGTAAAAGAAGTCTTGCAAAAGCAAGGCTTCGACTGGAAAGAATGTTTGTGGGATTGTCATGGCACTTGGGTTATGTATCACAAGTGGATTGAGATTGCTGCAGCACAAAAAAATATCCAGTATGAGTTACATGAAGTAGAGTTTGATACTAAAAATAAAATTGCTGTAATTAAATGTGTAGCAAAATTAAAAGATCAAACTGTGACTACATATGGTGAAGCAGCACCTCACAATTGTAAAAACAGCTATACAGTTGCAATGGCAGAAAAACGAGCAGTTGATCGAGCTGTTCTTAAACTGTTAGGCCTGCATGGTTTTATCTATTCAGAAGATGAGATTGATCGACCTGAAGCTAAGCCTCAGCCTAAAGAAGATATTAGAAGTATTGACGATCACATTAGTATTTTAAAAGAACTCTCAAAAGATGGTAAATTAAAATACTGGTATAAATTAAAACCAGAAACTAGAAATCAAATTAGAGAGAAAACTGATGAGTTCGCATCTTAGTAATAAAAAACTTCGTAATTCTATCGTGACAGCCAGCCAAGCATGGTCGGCTGTTTACGAAAGACAAAAGTTATGGAGGGAAAAGACTGGTCGTGCAGAACCATTTTCTGGCAATATTATGACTCAGTGGGGTCTCGATAACGAGCCTATTGCTCTTGCAGCGTTTGAAGATGAGATGGATCAAATATGCAAAGCAGGTAATAAATTACTTGTCCATAACTTTTTGCCTTGCGGAGCATCGGCTGATGCGTTCATATTTTATCAGGCTTATGATCAATGGATTCCTGTTGAAATAAAATGCCCGTTTACCCAAAAGATATACCCAGAGATTCCAGAACGCTATTGGTTTCAGATACAGATGCAGTGTTTTGTATCAGGGACTGTTGGTGGCTGGTTTTATGTATGGACACCTCATGAAACTCATCGTGAGTATGTTCCATATGATAGTAAGTTTATGGATTGGTATTTACCGAAGATGGAAGAGTTTATCCAATTTGTGAACGATGATGTTGAACCCCCTCGTTACAAGAGGAAACCTAAATATACTAAGGAGAAATAAGTATGAAAGAAGTAAATCAAGTCTTAAAGACCAATGATTATTCTATGTTTAAGCATATGAATGGAAATAGAAATATAAATAAACTGCATTTAAAAAGACTTACTGAGTCTATGTCAGAAAAATATATAGAAGTTCCAATCATTGTAAACCAACACTATGAAATTATAGATGGACAGCACCGATTCGAGGCTGCAAAAGAGTTAGGAAAATATGTGTATTATATTAAGGTTAGAAACCTTAACCTTGATGATGTACATCGATTAAATACTAATTCTAAGAACTGGACTGCTGAAGAATATATGCAAGGTTATTGCGAATTAGGTTTAAAAGATTATTTAACTTATCGTAACTTTAAAAGAAATTATGGCTTTGGTCACAATGAAACAAATGCTATTTTAACTAATAGGGCTAGAATGTCTGGATCAAAAAATACCGATTTTAATGACGGTGTGTTTAAGATTAAAGATTATGATCTAGCTGTTAAAAATGCAGAAAAAATTTGCATGGTTAGAGAATACTACGAAGGTTATAAGCGTAGGTATTTTGTTTATGCAATGTTGGAATTATTTGAAAATTCAGACTATAGTCATGTTGAGTTTTTGAATAAGCTGTCTTTCCAGTCGGTAAAACTTCAGGACTGTACAGATGTTAAAGGTTACCTTATTTTGATTGAAGATATTTATAATTTCAAAAGAAGTAAGAGTAACAAAGTAAGATTTTTTTAAGGAGAAATAATATGGCCAGATTAGGCGTAAGCGTAAGAATAGATGTAACTAAGATTGATAAAGAAAAATTGTACAAGGGTTCTAAAGGTACATATCTTGATCTAACAACTTTTATTGATACTGATAATAAAGATCAATATGACAACAATGGATTTATTAGCCAGTCAGTTACAAAAGAAGAAAGAGAAGCTGGTGTCCAGACACCTATACTTGGAAATGTTAGAGTATTCCATAGCGACTCAGCAAGTGAAGCATCAGCACCTCAGCAAGAACTGGTGGAAGATGTTCCCTTCTAGTGTTATTAGGTTTATACCTAAAGAAAATAGGCATATGTTACCTGACCAAGCACAAGTATTATGGCATCACAGGTCAGGACATCATGTTGGAATGTTAAAGGTTGAAATACCTTTTAGGTGGATAAAGAATAATACAGTAATGTATGAAAGATTAATGGGGAGGGTTTAATGCTCCCCGTTAAACTTTACTTGTTACAAACATACATTGTTACTTCAAAGCCAAATCTCATTTCTGTTGCTGATGGTTTTGTCCACATAATGTTATCCTTTCTAAATAAATTGCATTACAATTATAATTATACAGATAAGCTCAAAACTACAAGACAACGAGGAATTATTTTATGTTAAGTAAAATCTGGAGTTATGTTTTACTGATAATTGTGGTATTTTTAATTATTGGTATATTATTACAGTATTATATGGCTTTACCAGTTGAGCCTAAAGAGTTAGTTTGCCATAAAGGTAAATTATTAGCACAGGTTAAAGATGAAGGATTTGTTTATACACGAATTAAGAAATTTTCCTGTGATTATGATAAAGGTATGTTAATTATTGAGGAGCAGTCATGAGTGATATGATAAATCCTGATCACTATAAAGTGGGTGGGATAGAAACTATAGATGTGATTAAAGCAAAGCTTGGTGACAATTACAAGTTTTATGTTAAAGGAAATTTAATGAAGTATTCAGAACGACTAGGTAATAAAGATGCTTGGTCTCAAGAGCTTCGTAAGATTGCTTGGTATGCACTAGACCTAGCTGATGAATTAGATAAGAAGAAGTCATCTCCAGTAATGCCAACTGAGTGGGTAGAAGATCCACTTCACGATGAAGACTAAAAAAAAATACACCACCCAAAATACTTTTGGCCAAGTTTGCTCAAGCTGTGGCAAGCCAGCAAAGTTTTATGATCGTCAAAAGTGGTGGTGCCACATTAACTTAGCAGCACATGGATATTGCAATGAAAACAAGAAAACTGATAATTGATGGAACCCACTATGACCTATCTGTATTTAAAGAAGGTGATGGCAGTATCCGTATTGAGGTAATAGACTCTATTACATTAAAACCATATAAGATGTTTCCAGATAATAAAATTATTTTTGAGGAATAATATGAACTTAGAAGAAGCTATTGCAGTTGGTATATGTTTTCTTATTATGTTGTTGCTAGGTTAGTGGTGAAATAAACACATAAAAAAACATAGTATTTCGCTTGTGTAATAAAAGTATATGGGTAAAGTTGTTCCAATAATTGCATTAACAAAAGTTAGTGGATTTATATCTAGTTGTTCTTTTTTCCCCAGATGATTTGCAGCCAGTATTTTAATTGCTCTACCCTTTCGTTATCTTTTAGTTTTAATAGCCATTCTTGTCGCTTATTTAAGGGCTTTTTAGAGAGGTTTAATGCTTCACAGTACCTTTGGTATTCCTGAGAGTAATTATCGCACTCAAAGCCGTCAGGCAGCGTCATGACACGCTTATTTTTAATCATCTAGATCTGGAATGTCAGCGTATATAGAATCTACTACTATTTCTATTGAAGATCCACAGCTTAGGTAAATAACCAATACATCCTCACCGTACACAATATTTACTTCCTCAATGGTTTTACCAACCATTAATTCACCTATCTCATCTATTTCCATAGCAGCCCTTGTTGTATTATAAAATCTTCTGATTCCAGCGACCATTTCTATCCAAGATCATTGGAACTAATTTTGGCTGGCCATTAATAATTATTCCACAGCCAACAATAAACCTAGACTTAAAGTTTTTGGCGTAGTCAAATGCCATAGACTTTTGATTAATGAGACATCCTACTTGCATCCCCCAAATTAAAGACTCTGGGTTAGAGTAGTAACCTATGTTGAATTTAGTATGATAATGGCCCTGAACCGTATTCATGCCGTATTGTTGTGCAACTTTTAGTACATCGGCTGACATCCCATGAGTAAAGAAACATTTTGATCCATCGGATAATGTAATAGTTAAATCATCTACCCACTCCCATCCTTTACCTACACCTAAAAACTCGTTGTAAGATTTTAGATAGTCTTTAGGTAGACCATACTTTAACGCTCTGCGATAAACTAATGATGAGTGATTGGAATGTACTAGGGTCATCCTAGGAAATATCTTTTCTAAATCTTGAATGTATTGTTTAGACTTCCTAAGCTCATCACCTGCTGACATTAGATCTGGATTATGTTCATGCATACTAATTGCGTGCTGATCACATTCATCACCAATATTTACAACCATATCAAATTTATACTTCTTCTTTAACGCTTTTAAGAAATCAAAAGCATCTTGGTGATGATACGGTATATGTAAATCAGATATTACTAATACTGAGTTATTCATAACTATTTAAACAACTGTGTTCCTTGTTTATTAATAATTAAAGCTTCTTTTCTTGGGTCTTCTTGCCTGAATGACAAATGAACCCACCTATCATATTCTAATATTAATTGATCATAGTTGATATTAGCTAAGATGATAGCATCGCAAATGCTGCGGGGATTGCCAAAACTAGGGCTGATAAAATCAACCGCCAAACCTTTCGTGTGGCTAGAAGTTCGCTTGCTTCCCAAATGATCGTTGAGAGCATAGCAACGGAAGCCACTGCTAATAAGCATAGGAGTATTAAGTATATCTCGAACATATTCTAATTCTTTCGCTAAAAAAGTTAAGTTATCAATTATTTCTGCTGTAGGTGTATTATCAATACCTAATCTTGTAGCTGTATCGGAATGTGTCAGCTCTTCCAAGCTGAAATGTGGGGATAATCTCATTTAGTTAATCCTTTAGCCTTCTCAAAGCTTCTCAAACCTCCTAGACCTAACATTCCCATTAATACAGTCATTAAAGATCCCATATCAAATTCTGGTAATGCAGGTAATGTTATATTGCACAACGCTGCTATGAATATTATAACAGGCGATAATACAAAGTGCCATGCCAATGCAATACCACAAACCCATCCTATAAAAGGTCTCCAACCAGCAACCAAAGGTGAACGATGTGCAGCTTCTACCTTGTTAACTTCTAGCTGGCCTTTAGCTAGTTCCTGTGCGTGTTTCTCAGAAATTGTAGCAATCTCATGTGCTAACTTATTCTTCTGATCTTTGTCTTCAATAAACTTATCTAGTAACCCTGCTACTGGGCCAATTAATGCTGTCCAAACCATTTTATCTCCCTAGTGGATTAGTTGTTGCTCTTTTAATAACATCTAATTTTTCATTGACTGCTTTTAATGCAGTATCTACTTCTGATTTCATGTTTGCAGTGGAAGCTTCAAGCTCTCTTTGCGTTGATTTACTAATTGCACTAGCTTCTTTTGATAGCACATAAGCATCACTTGCCTTGTTTTGTAATCTAATGTTTGCATCTAATCCTTCTAACTGTCTTTCTTTTATAGTATTTAATTGTAATTTTAATGAGCTAATATCATCTTCAATAACCGTAAACTTTCCTGTAGCAGCTATTGTTTTATTCATCTTCTCAATAAATACTACGGCTCCGTATCCGCTCCCAAGTATGATTGGAAATAGAATCATAATAATTTTGGATATGGTCTTGCTTGAGAAGGTCAAGTTGAAACTCTCTGGTATCTGCATTTACTGGAAACTCCTGTATGATAGTAAATAGGTCTTCTAGTGGAGGTTGATAAAACTCCATTGGTTTATTTAATATTTCTAGTGAAAGGACAAGGCCAAATCCATGAACAATTTCTTTAGGACTATCGATAGGTGTATCTTTCCTATTCTTTCCGTTATCGTTCTTCCCGTTGTCATCTTGCTTATCTTTGCTGTCGGTGGACTGACTATCCTCTGTACTCACATCCTTGACTTCCTCAACGCTATCGTTGAGTTCTTCGCTGACGAGTGATTCTATAGTAGGCTCGTTATTCGTCTGCGGTACATCTATTATCGGTACAGTTACAGACTCTATTTGGATTGGTGATACAGGGTTTGTAGGACTCGTTACTGATATTGGCGATATAGGATCCGTTGTGCTTTGCACGCAAGTATTTGTACTTTCTAACCATTCGGTAAACTGTATTTCTCCGTAAGGGTCTGGACAATTACCTATCCTCGTTTCAATAATTTGACCATCATAGCCACTAGGACACGCCATATTCCTAGAATCAGATGAACTAATACAAGTAGGAGGGTTAGGGGTACAGTTATTAGAAGTAACTTGCCAATCTGTCCAGCTTGCTTGTTGACAAATAAAAGTTCTAGCCTTTTGTATTCCACCTGAATGATTTGGGGGACAAGTTTCAGTAATATATTCGATACTATCCACACAAATAGGTTCGATAAACTGTGTACAAATAGGGTCATCTGGTCTATAAGATACGCACCAAAAATCTTTAACAGCTGTTTCATTGTCAATGCCATTGCATACAAGCGAGTCTTCAACCATAAAACCATTTGAGTCAGGTGTGTAATTACAATACCACGCATACGCATTACTCCATAGGATAAGTGATAGTAGGAGGAGTCCAATCCTTGCCATATAACCTCGCAAATATCTCAGGTTTAAGTTCAAACCATGCCATCATTGCAGCATCACCGATAGCACCATTTATAGGACAAGCACTTCCTGCCTGTAACATTGCTTCAAATACTCGTTCATCTTGGCACAAAACGCCTACGGCTGCAACTTTTAAGCCTAAATCATTTAATACTTTAGATAGCTTAATACGCTCACAGTTCTCATCGGTTATAGTAGCTCCGCCACTGATAGAAATAACGCCTGTATTAGCTCCACCTGAAACGCCAGACTTACACATGTCATTACTAAAAGCACTTATGCTTGGTGCCATACTTGAGGCAACAGGCATTCCAGAATATCTGATAGTCGTATCCGCAGCATATCCATAATGTACAAAGAATAGTAATACAAGTAATACAGAAACGATTAATGCACTTAATCTATTCATGCCATTTTTAATGCAATGTGAATAAGAACAAACAGAATACCACCTGTCATAGCTATCATTATTTTTTCTAATCGTGATAGTCTGGCACAGATAGACTCGTATCTTTCTTTGCATATGGCTTCATGCGTGTTGAGCCTAGCTTCGGTGTGATCTACTTCCATTTGTTTCCTTTCTTGGTGCGTTGTACAAGTTTATAGGTGGTAGTTTTAGTTCGTGCCATATCATCTAGGGTATTGTCCACCGACAATATTGATAGTAGGTATTTCTTCTTCTGACATTAAAGGAACTGTGTAAGGTGATAACAAACTTCTTGTTTTAGTTGTAGGTAATTCTGATGCTAATCCTAATGACTTACTAACATCTTGTGCTTGTCTTGCTTGATTAGATAAAACAATATTTTGTGCTGGCTCACCAACTAAAGACCTGCCTAATGGTATTTTACCTAGCAATGCTGACTGTCCTGCTCTTTCTAATATATTATACAAACCAGAAGCAGTATTTGATACATTAACAGCAGCACCTCTTGGTATGAATTGTTCATATCTAGAAACATTTGCAACAGCTTTTAATTGTGCAATTTCTTTTTTATTAAATAATAATTTTAATTTATCTGTTCCTAATGATTTTAATGCTTTATCTAAATTTGCACCACTAATTAATGCAACCTCATCTGGTGCATTATTAGTCGCTTTAGATTTTAGGTGACCTAATACATTGTTTTTAATTACCCGTCGTGTTGCATTATCAGATTGCTCTAATGTTCTTTTTAATTGTGCTGTATCAACATTTAAAATATTTTTGTTAAAAAATGTATCAATAGATTTTTTATCTGCTATGTATTTTAATGCAGGCACTGAATCTTCAAGTTGTTTATATTGATATGTATATTTTCGTGCGGCTTTTTCTGCTTCTAGTGCTTCTTTGCCAAGCCCTTGATTTGGTAATAAAGTTGCATCATCTAAATTTTGCCTAATAATACTTACTGCTTTTTTTGTATTGCCGTCTGCATCGCTTCTTAAGATTTTTGCTGCTTGACTTTTTAATTGAGCAGATGTTGACACATTTAGATCAAACACTCCATCTTCAATTTGTTTAATTCTCTGTGTAAAATAAGCTGGTACATTTAATTCTTCTGCTTGATCAATTAAATCTTTTCGAGTTTTACTTACAAAAGTGTTACTATCAAACTTTGCAAATCTTCCTTGATTGTCTTTGACTTTATTGTATAAGTCACTAATAATTTGCTTGTTGTTATCTGCTATATTTTGAAATTTATTATATAGTATGGCACTAGCTTGTTGTGGCTCAACAGCATTTTTTGCACCTAACTCATTCATGTTTCTAACTAAAATAGCATTATTTTCAGCTTCTATTTGAGATAATCTTTGAGCATTTGGATCTTGACTATTTGCTCCTAATTTAGCAAGATTTTTTTCTTGTGTTATTTTAGCTGGGTCTAAAGTAATAGTACCTTGTTTTGGTGTTGCACCAGTAATTCTATAATCAACTAATCTTTTAAGTGCATCATTAGATACTTTAGGGTTTACCTTAGTAGCATTTTTAATATCTTCACGAACCGTTGATATAACATCATCAGTTAATTCACTAAACTTAATATTATTGTTTTTCAATGTATTTTCTAGAACATTATCAACAGCTTGATTTACTTCAACAGGGCTGTTAGATTTATTAATAACATTCGATATTGTTTTATTGATAGAGCTAGTAGGTTTTTGTAATTTTCTTGCTATACTCGGTGCAGACAGACCCCCTGCTAAACCTGCAAGTAATTGCCCTCCAGTACCTGCACCAGCCTCTTCTGCTAACTGAGATGTAGCACCTGCTCCAGAACCAGCAACTAATTGAGTTGGCATACTTTCAGTAAATGCTTTTTTTATAGCACCCCCTGTTACAGATTGTGGTCTAAATAGTGCTCCTAATCCGCCAGTAGTACCAACAGAAGTCAAACCCCTTGATGCTTCACCAACAACTCTTTCTAAGCCAGTTTTTGGTTCTGGCAACCCAACAACATCAGAAGCATATTTTCCAATAGACATTTCAGGAATTTGCATATTTTCTGGCAATGCAACATTAAGACCTGACCTGACAGGAGATGCTAGTAGATCAAATATACTACCTGCACCTTCTGCTAAATACCTGCCTGTTAATCCTAACTGCCTACGGCCTTCTCTTAACATAGATGTTTGAGGTTGTAATGTTGCACCTTCTGGTAATGCAATGCCAGTTGGATTTATAGGCTCAAGTGTTGCACCTTCTGGAAGTTTTAATGTCATCAATATTCCTTTATTAATTTACTGATTCACCTGTATCTGCAAATACCCATTGATTGTCTTTTACAATAATTTTTCTATTGCCAATATAGGCGGTTTGTGATTGAGCAGTTTGTTGTTCTACTTCTTTTGCTGTAGATGGAGAATCTTCTACTTTAGTTGTTAATTGTGTTTGTAGTGCATTTAATTTGTCCATTGCTTCAGGATCTTGTCCAGCAGCAGCTTGCATAGTAGCAATAGCAATTTTTCTATTATCGGCTTTTTGTTTTAATACTGGAGGTGTATCGCCTACTTCAGGAAAATACTGTCTCTGTGCATTTGTAAATTCATGAGCTGCAATAGCTGCACCAGATTCTTTCCTCAACACTGAGTTAATAAAGTTTCTTTGTGATTGAACTGCTAATTTATCTTCATCACTTAAATTAAGTTTGTTAAGAGCAGCAGCACCAGCATCTCCTACTACCCAGACTTTTTCAACAACTCCTTTAAAGTTTGTACGAGCAGGACTGTAACTTAATGACCCATCTTCCTTAACAAGATTTTCAAAAGAATTGTTAGCAAGTTGCATTTTAGAAGCAAAACCTAAAGAATCAGATTGGTCAGCAGTCAATGCTTTTGGTTTAACTTTAATTTCTTTAGTATAAGGTTGATTAGATGTTGTTAACGGCACTTTACCTTGAGCCATTCCTTCTGGTGTGGGTAAAAAAACTTGACTGCCATCAGCTAATTCCGTTGGGCTAGTTTGATAAAGATTTTTAATTTGGTCTTTAAATTTAAGTTTTGAAATATCCCCTGTTGTTCTAGCATAACTAATATCTTCAGGAGTTGTTCGTGATCTATCAATGTCTTTTAAATCAACTTTAGAAAATGGATCAATTTTGCTACCTAATGCTGCTTGTAATGTTTTGTTTCGTAATACGGAACCTAATCCCATATTGTACATATTTTGACCAGCACCAAAACCTTGTAATCCAGCTTGTGCAGCATAAGGAATAACACTACCAACATTTCTATTTTTAGGCTGTGCTAAATAACTTAATGCTGTAGTTAAACCTGCTGTTTTTAATGCTTGATTTTTAAGCTGTGATGCTTGATCTGGTGTAAGTAAAGAATTAGCAATACCGCCACCAAAAAGATTAAAATCATCATCTAATAATCCGTATAACATATTTTTTTCCTTATCTATAAAACATTCCACGACCACCAAAACCTTTTAGTCGTTCTGGAAATACTGAATATATATCGCCTGTCACACCAATTTCATCTGTTGCCAAATCTGTACCGTAGTCTGCTGGACTCAATACATTGACTGGCTTGTCAGGTGTTGGATCAATTGATCCTGCACGAATAGAACCAACATTTGGTTGTGGCACTCCTGCACCTGTAGGATTCATTATGTTTTGTGCTGCAGACATACCTAACATTGATGATCCTACTGGGTCTCTTCTAAACATATCAGTTAAAAAGTTACCATCTGGATCAAATCCGCCACTAGGTGTTACTGCATCTATTGCTTTATCTACACCAGTAAATGGTATTTGACCGCCAGCAGATGATCCAATTAAAGCAGGATTAACTGTATTGCCTGTTACTTCTAGTGCGTTATTACCAAAAGCGTATGGGCTAGCTGTAGCACCTGAAACAGCACCTGCACCACCACCTGATAATGCACCACCTACAGCACCAGTTGTAGCCCCTTCTAATGCTAAACCACCTAATGTTGGAGTTGATGTTGCTACAGTTCCTGCACCTGTTAAACCAGAACCTAAACTAAATAAACCGCCTTCTGTAAAACCAGATCCTAATGCACCTGATCCACCAAATGTACCACCACCAATACCACCTAATAAAGCACCTTGTAATGGATTGCCACCTGAAGCTAAAGATGTAGCAGCACCTATACCTGCACCTATTAATACTGGAGCACCCATTACTTCCCTCCTGACGATTTACTTGTAGTCACTTGACCCATAGGAGCACCGTATGCAGCAGATAAGTAAGACTGTAGTTTAGTGTAAGGTTTGTTTTCCTCAAACTCAAATCTAGCAATATCTGACTCCAGTGCTTGTTTTTGATAATCCTCTGCTGTTTGCCCTACATTGAGTAACTGTTGAATATCTGCGTAGTCGGCCTGTGCCATTTGTGGAGCACTTGCAATAGCTCTTTCTTGAGCACCTCTTTCAGCAGCATAGTTTTGATAAGCAAGTTCGCCAGCTTTATTTGTAAGAGTATCAGCTAAATTTTTAGATGCACGAGACTGTAAGTCTGCCATAGCACCAGATCCGTAACGACCAGCTTGTGAGCTTTGTGATGCAATGTCTTTTAGAGCGTCTTGGAACTGTGTTGTAGCTACACCTGCAGCACCTTGCAATGCGTTAGAAAAGAATGGATTCAGACCTAAATTTTGACCTTGTATCGTAGACAACTGTTGTTGTTGAGCGGCTGGTACTAATGGACTACCTGCCATAGCTCTATTTTGTGCTGCCTGTAATGCAGACTGTGTTTGTTGGCTTGGGTCTACATAAGTTTGATAAGGATAATAAGATGGAGTATCTGTTTGATATAACTGTTTAGCTTCTTGTAAACCGTACTCAACAAAAGGTCTAACAGTAGGGTCTAGCTGTTGCTTGGTTTCAGTTTTACTACCACCTCCACCACCACCACCATAAAAAGTAAACGCATCTGGATTTAGTCCAAACAAGGTTTTAAAGATTTTCAAAAAAGTCATAATTCAAGCTCCATTAGTGTATATTTAGGTTTCATGCCCCATTTCATTCGCCATAATCTGACGATTGATTCTTTAGCAGTAGAACCTTGTATTCTAGTTCCACCGTTATTCTTTACCCATATTACAAATTGTTCCCATGCAGTAGGGTTTGTCCTACCGCCTAGATATGTAATATAAGCAACTCTGTCATTAGGATAGTTAATCCACTGTACGGTAAATGCACAGTGACACTGCTTATCTTTATCCATAATTAATAATAAGTCTGACTGTCCTTGTGATACGAACTGTCGTAACTGGTCTATAGTAAATTCACCGTTACCTTCATCTATTGCTCGTTGTAAATGTTTTTCAGCTAGATGCCAAAATTGATGAATATGGTTCGTTGGTACAATAAATAGGTTAGTGTCTGTCATAGGTAATTAAAGTTAATTACAATCCTAGTCTTTGTATCTGTATGTGTAGTTGCAGTATGTTTTTCTTTAGAAGGAAATATCACCATTCTGTTTTCTACACTTTCAACCTCATCGCCATCTTCAAATACAGTTTTTCCATTATTGGTATTTAGATACCATATTGCAGTATTGCATTTAAATAATGAGTCTGTATGAAATTCACCTAACCTTATACTATTTTCTCTACCAGTTAGATTAGCCTTTATTCTAATTAGTGCGTTGACTTGCAACTTATCTAAAAAAGGTTTTAGTTCTTTGTATTGCTGACTATTAGGATTGTGGTTACTATAAAAGATATGCGTAAACTGAAAGAAATCATCATTTGCATACTCTTTACCATTCTGATAAAACCAAGAAAAGTACGGGTTGTCAGTAAATAACATCTTCATGGCCTCAAAATCACCATGACTTAAAAAGTTATCTATTATTGTTTTGTTTGCCATTCCAAATACTTTTGGTATTCATCAGGATCATTTTCAACATTGAAAGTATAAGAAACCCCATCAGTTGTATTTCTAGTGATAACCAACTGACCGTCTTTATTTTCTCTTGTAAAATACTGTACAATATTATCCATAATCTACCCTATTATAACATATGCTAATTCAATATCAGTAGAGCCACTGTCATTATATGTAATAACAAAACTACCTTTATTTCTTGTGCTAACATAAATACTAGCGAGTTTACCAGCAGATGTGTTAGATAGTGGCATAAACAAGATTACTGAATTAAACCCTGCTCGTTCATCATTAACTGTATATGTTGCACTACCACCACCGCCACCTGAACCATGTGGTAATGTTACTTCACCTGTGTTGTTAGTTTTACCACTTAATATCTGGTTGGTAATTTCTGCAATTTCACGAGTATCAGCATATTGTGGTTGTAATCGTCTATATCTACTAACGCCCATTATCGGTTACCTTGTGGTTTTACATCAACATCAATACTTATTGCATTAGTCCAGTTACCTGTAGGCTGTATTTTAAACCTATGATAACGACCTGCACTTCTAAAGTTTGCACGACCTTCTTGTGTTGTAGATACTACAGATCCAAACTGTATATTGCTATTTAGCTCTCTTCGAGATGCAACTGAAATATCTGCAGAACCATTGTCGATTTGTGGTCTAACTAAACTAACTACTGAGTTATATCCAGTTTCTATATCAGATGTAATAATTTCTGAGTTGTAGGTATTTCCTGTAAATGTCACAATACGATCATCTTTTGCACCAGCAAACAAGAACTTACCACCAACCCATAGTCGATCATCTAATGACGCAGGGATACTTTCTATGTTTGGATATAATGATGCTAATCCTTCTAATGTTGTACCAGATGTAGCTGCATTACCTACTACAGTTGTATCTGTGTCTACTCTAGACCATTTATTTAGTTTAAAGTTATATATAAGAATACTTCTACCACCATCAACATTAGAATAGTTCCATACTACTAATTTTTTAATAGGATCTATAGCTGCAGACATAGTATCTAGATCTGTAAGATCACAGTCATTAAAAAAGTATCTATCTATTTTTTCTACACCGATACCTGTTACAGTATTACCATCGCACATATAAAAACCATCATCTGCAAGAAAGAATGATGTTGCACCATACTGTGCAATACTATTACCTGCAAAGCAACCTAATCCTCTTGAAATTACATCAAATTGGAAAAATAAAGGCGATCCTGCATATGTCATTCTTGCTATAGACTTTTCTAGGAAAATTAAACCAAACTCTCCCCCTGTGAGTCCAGTAATATTTCCGCCATCAGGAATAAGCTGATAATCTGATTGAGATGTAGATCCTGACAGCCAATTTGTTTCGTCGTTTATATCGCTCCATTGAACTTTTGATGGATCTGAGCTACCTATGTTAGCTGCAACTACAAAATCTCTAACTACTGTAATATATTTAGCAGTTGGTGCTGATGCAGATAAATCTGAAAATGCAGAAGATGTACCTATAGTCCATGATTGTATGGGTTGTGAATTATTAGTTGCTAATACGGTGTTACCAAATTGAGTGTACTTCCAGTAATGTACGCTAGAGTATCCACCTGTTTTAGATACATCAATCATATTTAAGTTTGTAGAATCAAATTGAAATAACTTAGTTTCACCGCCTGCGAATAGTTTTACTTCATCACCAAATTTACCTACAAATACAGAATTAAGGTTTTCACTAGCTGCATTAGAATAGTTTTCAGCACTATTAAAAGGTGCGTACCCAACAGATACTGGGTATACATTTTTAGCTTCTAATAACTGTCCTGAAATTGCTGGTTGATCTGGTAACCATTCTTGGAACTGTAATCGTGTGTTTGCCATTAACTATATACCTCACCTGCTGTAACATCTGCTGTTTGTGTTATAGGGAACGCTCTTGTTTCACCCCAAATAAGTCTTACTGCACCTTGATAACCAGAAGCTGCACTATATGAATCGTGACCACCGCCACCTCCGCCATATGAACCACCTAATCCACAAGTTCCTGTGTTACAGTCATGTGTTCCACCTCTACCACCACCTGATCCACCGTAACCACCACCTGCATATGCACCGACATTAGCACCTGATGCACCTTCACCGTAAATACCTACACCTCCACCACCGCCTCCACGATAGTTAGAAGCCGCACCATTACCGCCACAACCTCCAGTTTGAGAGCCACCGTTACCATCGTAACCACCTGCTCCGCCACCGCCACCTGCAGTAGAAGCATCTCTACCAGCTTGTGTAGAACCATTACCGCCACCATCACCAGTAAATGTACCACCAACCATAGTGTTTGCAGGTGATGAAAATCCACCATCTACTCCTAAGCCTGAATCACCACCACCACCTCTAACAATAATACTTCCTGCAAAGCATATACCAGTAACAGATAATTGAGAGTAGTTTTGAAATGTTTTACTGTATGTAAATGTATTAGCATCTACTTTAGTAATAGTAAATGTTCCATTAATTTCTCTAAACGAACAGTCTACAGATACAGTATCTCCTGTTTCAAAACTGTGATTAGATCCTGTATTAACAGTAACTACATTAGAGCTAACAGAGAATGATGAAATGGTAAAAGCATCTGTAGTAATAAATAAACTACCTACACCATCTACTAAACTATTAGGACTACCGCCTATACCAACATAGACATAGTATGTTTGACCTGCAGTTACTGAGATGTTGTTTTTCCAACCAAGACCTCCACCGCCTCCACCGTTACCACCGTCACCAGAACCAGCACCACCTCCGCCACCACCAACACATACTGCGTGTACTGTGTTTACTTTAGATGGGCAAACCCATGAGTGTAATCCAGTTGTAGTAAACGCTTGTTGACCTCTAAGGTCAAAATTTCTACCATAAAAGTTAGTAAATGATACTGCACCACTAGTTTTATTTGCTAGACCTCTGACACTTGCATCATTAATGTTAATTGCTGTAAGTGAAGAATTTCTTAGCTCTAAATTAACATCATTAAGACTAATTGTTCCGCTACTTTGCATTGTCATATCACTTACCCTCGCAAGAACAATGATCGACCATTTTGTGAGCTTCTATCTCTTTTTCTAAATGTCTAACCTTAGTAGTTAATTCTTTAATTCCTTCAATTAATAATGGGACAAGTCTATCGTAATGAACTGTCATATATTGTTCATCGATAGGTGCAGGAGCAATAACTTCAGGCATAATTGCATTAACTTCCTGTGCAGATACCCCTACTTCTTTCTTAGGAACATAGCCTAAGTCTTGTGCTGTTTGATTTGCACTATAATAGAAACCATTTAATGTATTGATCTTTTTCAACGCATCTTCAATATTTCCATGTTTAGTTTTTAGTCTGTCATCAGAATAGTATGCAGTAATGTTGTTAGTTGCACGAATCTCACCAGTTGTTCCTGATGCAGTTGTACCGATACCTAATGAATCAAACTGTGCATCTGCAGCTGTATCTAAACCTAATGATGTTACTAACGCAGATATACTGGTTACACCTGTACCGCCTTGTGCAGGAGATAATGCAGTTGTTAAGCCTGTTAAAGATGTAATGTCAGAATTAGCACCAGATTTAGCAACTCCAAGATTAGTACGAGCATTAGTTGCATTTTCTGCACCTGTACCACCAGATGCAACTGCTAGTGAGTTACCAGTAACTGTACCTGCTTGAAAGTCTTTAAGGTGTGCCATGACCTCACGAATAGCATTATTAATACCAGAAGGCGTACAACCTTCGTTGATATTAATACCGTCTATATCAGTATTGTTAGTAGAGGTAGAGTTATATTCTGAGAGCTTTGTTTTTGCCATTTTTTATCCTTGTCTTAACCATGTATTTGATTCAGGTGGATCTTCCACCCATATTTCACTGCCTGTAGATGATTCTGTCCAAGTTTCAGCTCCTACAGAACTATCACCCCATTCTTCACCCAATACTACACCTGATGCAGTTGTTGTTGCGTTACCATCTGTATCAGCATTAACCCACCATACTGCACTAGGCAATGCCACCACTTTTCCTGTTGCATGAACTTGACCGTCACCAGAATAAATTAGACCACCTAATGCACTAACATCTGCTTGTCCGTTTATTGGTCCTGTTGATGTTCGTACTCTTGTTCCATCGGTAGTAACTGAAACATTACCAAATAATGCTCCTGATGCAAATGCAAGTGATAAACCATCAGTTCTTACAAATGCAGTACCATTAATAGAAGCATTATGATCTCTGATCCTGATGTATGTAACATCTGCATTTCCAACACCATTAATATTACCGTTAGATGTTCTGACTCTAATTGCATTAGACGATACAATACCGTTTGCAGATATTGAACCATCAAATGTTCTAATTCTATTACATGATGCAGTTGTAGATGCTAGTGCATTTACATTACCTACACCAAATTTTGTAGAACTACCTAGTGATGATAAAGGTGCTTGTGAAAATGAGGCTAATCCAAACATTATTCAGTTACCAATGTCCAGTTTTGGTTTTCTTCATTCCATAGATAATGTTGATCGTCATCAGGCATTGCAACTGGTGCTTCCCACCAACAAGTGTCTTCATTTAATACCCATGACGCAAAAGGTTTTGGAGGGATAAACGCATCTTTTTCGTGGTCATATGTAAAACCAATACCTGCATAATTTTTTCTTAATGCTTTAGTTTGGTCTGCTGACTCCACTCTTGTACCATCTTCTTGTTCTGTATAATGTTTACCACCATATGTATTGTAAGATGTTTGTATCCATTCACCTGCTGAATCATCAACAAATGTTTCAAAAAATTCTGGTTCTGCAACTATAACTTTAGTTACTAAACCATCTACTACTTTTGCAAAATGTGCCATATATATCCTTATGCTGTAAATGTTCCTGAACTTGTAAATTTATGATATCTATATCCACCTGAAACATAGACAGTTCCACCTGAACCACTTGCTGTGTCAGGAGTTCTAATAATTACAATACCACTACCACCGCCACCTGCAGTTGTGTTTTGGTCACCTGAACCCCCACCTCCACCGCCTGTATTAACAGTACCAGAAGTACCATTACCTCCATAAGAGTTAGGTGCGTTACCTCCGCCACCTAAACCACCTCCTGTATCACCGCCATCACGAGATGAACCGCCACCTCCTCCTGCATAATATCCACTTGCACCAGAAGATGTTGCAGTTGCCCATGCAGAATATGTGTTATTTCCATTACCGCCACCAGATAATGCACCTGCTTGTGATGCTCCACCCCCACCACCACATTTATTAGGTGTAGAGTTTGCAGATCCTGCAAATCCTTGTCCTGATGTTCCTGAGCCTCCTGCACCAGAGGCGTTTACACCACCACCTCCACCACCTGATCCACCTGATCCGCCGTTACGATTGTTTTCTTGACCACCACGACCACCACCAGTAGATGTAATACTTAATGCAGAACTGTTTGCACCATTAGTAGATGTTACAGTTGGGCCTTCACCAACCCCGCCTGTCCCACCTCCACCAACAACAACAGAATAACCAGAACCAACAGTAACTAATGTTGATGTATAACGGAATCCGCCTGCTCCTCCGCCACCTCCGTCACCAGAACCACCTCCACCTCCGCCTGCAACAATAATTGCTTCTGCAGTATAGTTGATGTTGTTAACAATAATATTAAAATCTCTAGCAGTTGTGTTACCTACATTATCTGTAGCAGTAATTGTAAAATCATATTGTGTATTAGATGCAACTGCAGGAGCAGTTCCTGTTATCGCCCCTGTTGATGTATTTAATGTAACTCCGCTTGGTAATGCACCTGATGTTACTGTATAAGATGCAATAGAACCATCATCTGTTGCTGTTACAGATGTGCTTACTGCAGAACCTTCATTAACTGTAACTAAGTTACCTGATGCAGTTGACCATGCAGGAGCAGCACCCATTGTAATTGCATCTACTGATTCATCACTACCTGAATCTTGAACAATTTTTACTGATACTGGAGATTCTGTTAGATCGTAATCTTCTGGAGTATCTGCAGTTATTTGGTTTGAGTTTACAAATGATATGTTTGTACCATTTGCATAACTTCCGCCAGTTTTCTTAAATTGTACTACTGCACCTGAACTAAAATAATTGCCATTAATTGTAATAGTAGTTCCAGATTCACCATCAAAGTCAGTAGGTGATACAGATGTAATTTCTGGAGCAGGAGAATAACCTTCTCTCCATACTGTTCCATTATATTGCTCTAAAATGTTCTTATCGGTATTAAATCTCAACATCCCAGTTGATGGACTTGATGGTCTCTCAGCAGTTGTACCAGAAGGCACAGTAACCCCACCAGTACCAGTAATGACTACTTCATCTTGTATTTTATCAATACCTGTTGTGCCGTTAATTATTGTTGCCATTTTGTTCCTTAATTAAATTGGGTATCTAATAATAACCATTCCTGATCCACCTGCTCCAGATGATGATCCACCAGTACCATTTTGGTTACCATGGGCTCCACCACCTCCTCCTGTGTTAGTAGCTCCAGAAACTGCATTTAATGTAATATTGTTTTGTCCTGATCCGCCACCACCAATACCACCTGCACCGTTACCAAATCCAGCAGTACTATTAGATGTTGCACCACCTCCACCGCCTGCATAATAATTTCCGTCAAATGCTAATGCACCAGAACCACCATTACCTGCTTGAGGACCATTAACAGCATTTGAACCAACTGCGGATTTACCACCGCCTCCACCACCACCTCGGTTATTTGTTGATCCAATATAAGCATTACCTCCCGAATTTCCTTGTCCAGAAGTACCAGAGCCTGGGTTAGGTCCTACTGCACAACCACCACCACCAGAACCACCATTTCTTGAAGTACCGCTTGGGCCTCCACCACCGCCTCCTCCAGTTGATGTAATTCCTAGAGCAACAGAATTAGAACCATTGTTTCCGCTTGAGTTAGTTTGTGGAATAGCAGCTCCACCTGCACCTACAGTAATAGTGAAAACACTTCCAGTATTAACAGTTGTAGTCCCTGTTCTCATTCCTCCTGCACCACCTCCGCCAGGGCCATAATGAGCTCCACTCTGGTTTCCGCCAGAACCACCACCTGCAACAATTAAGTATTCAACTGAAGCATTATCTGCAAATGAAACATTTAATGTGCCTGATGATGTAAATTGATGGTATTTATATCCATCTGCTTCAAAAACTACACCGCCAAACATATATACAGATCCTGTAGAATCTTTCACCCTTCTCCATTCAGATCCATTGTAAAACTCGATTGATTCTAATTCTGTGTTATATCTTGTTTGACCAGTAACTGGAGATGAAGGTCTTTGTGACGCTGTTCCTGTGGGTAATTTAAAATAACCTGTAGATGTGTTATTTTGATCTGAAATAGCATCTGGCGTAACTGAAACACCAGAAAGTCCTGAATCTACATAAGATTGTGTTGCAACTGGATTTCCATTATGCTGAAATGTGCCAGTAAAATTTGCAACTGGATCATTATATTTTGCAATATTTGCATCATGTGCTTGTACAGATGTTCCAATATCTGCACTTTTTAATATTGTAGCATCATGCCCCTGAACTGTTACTCCAATATCACCAGTTGCAAGGATATCACCACCTGCTGTAGATAAATTGTAAGTAGTCGTTCCTGCAACGGCAGGTGCTACTATATCTACTTCACCGCTAGTATCGCCTTTAATTGTGATCTTTGCCATTAATTATCCTTAAACTGATGCTGTTTTTAACTCTTCAACAGTAGTCATAGTGTCTACCTGATTGGTAATATCTCTTAATCTTTGTTTTTCTGCAACGATTGCAGATGTGTCTGCACCTGTTTCTAATGCTCGTTGAAATGCAACATCTTGTGCTTCTAACAAAGGTTTTCTTTCTGCACGAAGTTTTTCTTTTGTTATTTCTTTTGCTTTATTGATATTAACTTGGATTTTCATCTGTCACTTCCTTTTCTGCTTGTTCTGCAAACCATGCGTCTGCACCTATACCTTGACCATCAGGTGTTCCAATACTAGCATCTAATTCCCATGCGTTTCTAAATGTTCTATCACTTGGAACTTCGCTATCTTCTACTATCCAATAGTCTACTCCTGAAGAAACATCTTTACGAGCCACTTCGTTTATATCTAATTCACCAGTAGGAACTACTACTGCTAATCCTTCTTCTGTTTGATATATTATTTTCATATTATTCCTTATCTAATAACCATAATTGTTAAGTTATCACAATCGTATGCACTATTTGCAGTCGCATCTGTTGTTTGTCCTTCAAAATATGTTGTTGTGTATCCAAAAGCACCAACAGACATACCATCACCATTATTAAAACCACTTCCTACCATTGCAATTCCGCTAACGCTATAATTTGCATCAGGCATAGCAGTTGAAAAGTTAGGTCTAAATCTTCCAGTTCCTCTATCGGTGACACTGCTGACATTTGCACTTCCTTTAATACCAAATGTTTTTGTATTAATACTTAACCATACACGACAACCATATGCAGTTGCTACAGAACCATAACCTGAATTGAATCTCATATTACCATTAACATCTATTTGTGCTTGTAACGATGGCGTTGAACCTGTATGTATTCTCAAGTCATATGACTTCATCTGTAAGAATGCGTATCCAGTATTGGTATTATTGGTTGCCATGATTTGTGGAATGTTTGCAATTCCACTATCACCAATAGTTATAATACGACCTTGACCTTCTACTGATAAACTACCAAAGTTTGCAGTAGTTCCTACGCTTACTCCACCTGTTGTGTAATATATGTCAGAACCTGTTGTTGTCCATTGTGATGATGCTATGGTTGCCCAAGATTCATTTGTTCCGTCTGTAGTAAGATACTTACCTGAATTAC